GCATTAGGACTTGAGCATTGGCTTGACCCTTATATTGAAAAGTACCCGCCATTAATCACAACGTATAAAGACAATCCGTTTTTAACAGCCGATCAAGTTGAAGATATTGAAAGCCGTAAGAACAATAACTATTGGTGGAAAATTTACGGTAGCGGTGAACGGGCAGACCGTGAAGGGGCTATTTTTACCGACTGGAGTATTGGAGATTTCGATACTTCACTACCTTATGTTTATGGACAGGATTACGGATTTACGATTGACCCTACAACTTTTGTGAAGGTGGCGGTAGATGAAAAGAAAAAGATAATCTATTGTGACGAGTTGCTTTACTCTACTCAGTCAATGGGACTAGATGCGATATTATCAACAAATAAACAATTGATAGCTAAGCCTACAGATTTAATTGTAGCGGATAGTGCTGAGCCTAGATTGATTGACGATTTAAAACGTAAAGGGTTAAACATACAGGGTTGCGTAAAAGGTCAAGGGTCGGTTAGTGCTGGAATATCAAGGATGCAGGATTACAAGATAGTGATTACGCCTAATTCGTTTAACATTAGAAAGGAACTATCAAACTATATTTGGAACGATAAGAAGGCAGGTATTCCAGTAGATGCATTTAACCACTTGATAGATGCGATTCGTTATGCTTTTGATTATATTGCACGACCTAAACATTCAACAGTACTAAAAAAGAACTCACTAATATGATAACAGCTAAATTAAATGGTTCGGATATTAATATTCCAACATCTTGGAGCGATGTACCTTATAAAAAGTTTGTCGAGTATGCTAAACTAGACAATCAACTTGAGCAGGTTAGTATATTAATCGATGTTGAAAAGGATAAACTAGAACGATTAAACAGCGAAAGTTTAGGGGCTATACTTATGGCTATGTCTTTCACCATTGAGCAACCTAATGCTTATATGACAGAATTAAATAGCATTGATGTAGGGCGTGAAAGCTACGGTAAATTAGAGATGGCAAAGGCAATTATAATGTCAAATGAAAAAACGATTGATGCTGTGCTACCACTTCTTAAATTGTATACTGGAATAGATTATAGCGATACTTCAACTGATATTGTTCATCCTTTGGGTGCTTTTTTTTTGCTCAATTACAACAGTTTTTCGATAGATACAAAAGATTAAATGAGTATAAGCCATCAACAGCAGAGCAGTTGGCTAACGTAGATAGGTTTAAACAGTTCGGGGCAAAGATGACAATTAAAGCTATTGGAGAAAAGTATAATAAAACTATGTCGGAGGTGCTACAAATGCAAGCAGAGGAAGTTTATGAAGTTCTTTTAATGGACTTTGAACAGTCGATGTATCAGCGTGATTTAGAAAATGCATACAAGCAATTAAATAAGTAGGGCTAAACAAAGATTAAAGCCTAATAATTTCGCATTTTTGCTAAATGTATATCGACTTCATAAATACGTTTAAAGCTATTGCGGATGAGATTAATCCAAACGGGACATTTTATCATGGCAGAGCATCGGATGCTAACCTAGCGATTGATAAACTACCACTTCCACAAATACACGTTTATCCTTTTAGAGTTAAGACAGTAAATAAACTTTACTCACTTGATAATGCGCCAAATATAATGATAGCGTTCATATTTCAAGATTCGCCTCATAGCAATGACACTGAAAGGGATTCTATTGTAAACGAAGCTGACATATTACAAAGGGCGTTTCGTTCAAAGATGGATGACTTAGAACTTGATTACACTAACTACGAAGCAGAGCCGTTTTTTAAACAGTTTAGCGGAGTTACTAGTGGTTTAATTATTCGATTCAGTATGAATTTAAAAGTATCAGCGTGCTAGTTGTTGATGACATATTAAAGCGATGGGGTATAACCTTAACTGAGCAACTCGTTAATGATATTAAGACTAAGCTAATTCAAAGACGTGGTGCAAGTGGTTCGTTTTCATCACCTGTTAATGCAAGTGGACAGTTAGCCGATTCAATTAAATATACCATTGATGGGTATAGATTAAAGATTCAAGGCAATGACTATATCTACTATTTACAGAATGGACGTAAAGCAGGGGGCAGACCTCCAATAAAAGTAATTAGGCAATGGATAGATGACAAAGGCATATTGCCAAATAAAGGTAGTAAAGATTCTTTAGCGTGGGCTATTGCTAAGAAGATAGAGGAGGAAGGTACAACGATATGGAAAGCAGGCGGAAGCGATTTAGTAAGTGGAATATTTAATGAATCATTACAACAGTCGATTGAAGCTGACTTCGCCAATTTGATAGCAAGTGAAATAAGTAGTGAAATTATAAACATAGCAGCGTGACCCGAAAAACTTATATACCTTATTCAGTTCCTCAAAAATGGAGTTCAGCGCACCAACCTATTCGATTTATATTCGATATGCCTGTGGAAGAGTGTACACTTTACAACCATAATTCAGAGGGATATTTATCAGTTTGGAGTGGGCTATTCATGGACTTAGATATACCTTTGACTATTGGCGGTTTAGTTTACATTACAACAGGCGATTATAAAGGATACCATGTAGTTAAAAAGATTTTAGCATACGGTTATAGTGGACTTGTAAAGACTAGCGTATTTTTCCAAACAGAAACAGCATATACCGTTTCAACAGGTGCAACGATATTCGATATTAAATTAGCTACACCACCAGTTTGGAATATTTATGCAGGGTATCAAGATAGCGAGATAAGCGCACCAAATCCATTCCCATATAAAAAAGTTTCTGAAATACAGCCAGAGGGTAACGGGGATGGGCTAATTGAATTTAATTGTAGTGGTTATGTGCAAAGTGCAATGAATGTGCTAGTACCACCAACCGAAGGCACGGCAGGAATGAGTGTAGATTACTCCCTATTTATGCCTTATCGTATTTGCACGCCAACTTCATTTGATGCTATTTATTTTGCATTAAATAGTGGCATTGACACCTACATATTAAACCGTGATTATGTTGGAGTTGATAAGCCGTTAAACTCACTAGATATTGAATTTGGATGTGGGGTAACATGGCAATCATTTATACAAGATGAGCAGATAGTAACATTTAGAACAACAAACTAAAAATATGGCAATTAAATCAAAAGGTACTTTAAAAGAAGGTTTTAATACTGACTTCGCTAATGGTTCGGCATACGATGCGGAGACGTTACGCAATACGCTTCGTGATGTTGTAGATTCGTACAAAGACGAGGTGCAAACATTAACACAGGCTGAAATAGATGCCATCGTATCTCCACAGATTAAACAGATGGTTTACAATTCTGATTTAGGCGAGTATCAAATTTACTTAGGGGGTTGGGCTACAGTATTGACAGCAAAAACAAATACTAGAGCAGATGAACTATACTATACATTTTCGCTAACATTTGATGGTGGCGAAGGGACTGGTGCGGAAGGTGCAATAACGCTACCCGAAATGTTTGTGCCTAGTTCGTTTGTATGCTATCAAACTATTTGGAGTGCGAGTGGATTTCTTTTAGGTTCGCAGGTTATTGAGTTGGGAGTTGAAGTTGACGAGGTTAATAATATTTTTAGTAGTGATTTAGATGCAATTGACGAGCAGAATACAAAGGTAACTACACCGACTACTAACCTAACTAAAACAACTATGCAACGAAGGATAGTAGGCTCAGTTGCAGGGGGTGACGTTACACAAGGTACATTAACCATAACAGCTAAATTTATTAGAGTGTGAGGATAGTTTATAAGGTCTATAATGTATGCGATAATGATAGCGCAGTATTACAATACTTTGACGATAATGTAAAAACATTTACAGTATTATCGGTTAATGGCTTATGGACTGCGCCAAATACCTACGCATCAACTCCATCATGGTTTACTTCGTATAACGATGGGTTTGGCAATTATAGTAGTTGGTTCTTTGTGCCGTCAAATATTCCTACGGGCAACTATCCGATTTCATTTAGCGGAACGGATGGTACTGAGTACTTAATCGTAATCAATAAACTAGCAACGTGTGTAGATAATGCCTATGCGAATAAATGTTGCGATTCAACAAATATCGTTTGGGTTAATACATTAGGCGGTTTTGAGAACTATATTTTCGGTGGAGTTAGAAAGGTTTTAGAACTTAACGATGGAGATAGCGCAACTTTTAAAACACAGGATTTAACGCTAAAAAATTCACAGCTTCAAAATATTTATAACACAGTTATCGTTAATACTGGCAAAGTTCCGTTAAGTCATTTAACCAAAATTGAAAGCCTAAGAAATTCAATTCAAGCATGGTATTATGATTCAGCACTACCTGCATACTATGAGTATAGCAATAGATTTATACCGATTATTTTGGATCGGGAAGGAATGATTTTAAGCGATACAAAAGAAAAGATAGTTGAACGGTCGGTAAAATTCAGAATAGCTAAAGAGATAAACATTCAAAGTCAATGATAAGATTAGTAGTCAATGGGCGTGATGCGGATGTTCTACAAACGGAAACGATTGTAGGTGAGTATGCTATTGCGCCTATTGGTGACATTTCTAAACGTGTCGGGGCTAGGTCTATTCAATTCAAACTACCAAAGACGGCAACGAATAAAGCTATCTTTGAAAGTAGCGAGATAGCCACTTCAACATCAAAAATACCTTATCGAAATTTACCGTGTAGGATTTATGTTGATGGAGTTGATATGAATATGCAGTTTTGCATTTTAGAAAGTGTTGAAGATAATTACAACATTAGAATGTATGGCGGTAACACTATTCTATTCGATACACTAAAAAACAAAAAGTTAGCTGATTTAGATTTACGTCATTTAAACCATCACTGGGATGTTGACCATATTGCGGTAAGTAAAGCAAAAGATTATCCATTAAAGTATGCGCTAGTTGATTATAACGAAGATTCTCCAAACTACTCTATAAATGAAACGGATAGTAAAATTTGGATGGGTTGTTTATTGCCAGTAGTTTATGAACATTATTTAATTGAAAAGTGTGTTAATGAAGCTGGATATTCTTTGAATAATGAAACTGCAAGTTCAATAATGTTTGCAGAAAATACGCCAGTTATTCCTTTAAGTAGTGGTGACCATATAAGGGATGAAGATTATAGTAGATATTGCGCTAAATTCAATATGGATACGCTTTATGCTGGTAATTCATTGTTTGGTAATTGGTGGAATGCTTTTGATATAATTAGCCAACGTGAGCAGTATTGGGTAAATGGTGTTAAGGATAATTTGCCAAAGGGATTACTTACAAAGTCATCACACTTTAAAATGCCAGACGAATGCAAAGTTAAGATACGATTGATATTTAACTATTCCGCAAATCCATCTTCAACTAATATTCCATTCAATGCAGTTATTAGTTTTGTTCCTACATCTACACCGATAATTGGGAGCGGAACATTTGGTGTACAATTCAATTTATTAGTAGATAATACGGTTAAATTATTTGATGAAACGGTATATCTTGATTGTTTTTATCCTACTATTCCTGGTCTTGCACGATTCCATTTATGCGGATTTACAATTTGGGTTGAAAAATCAGATGCTTTTTCCGTTACAAATATAATTGATACAACTGATTCCACACTTGAAATACTAGAGTGTACAAAAGTATCAGACCATGAACGCAAAATAGAATACCTACCTTTTGTAGATGGATTTGAAGTATCAAAAGTATCTGGATATACTACAATAGCTAATAACTTACCAGACTTTACACAAGCTGAGTTTTTAAAGCAGTATATGCTTAGGACAAATTCAATTTGTTCAATAGACGATCGCAATAAAATACTTTCAATAGTACCTTATAAAAAGCTAAAAGATAATATTGGACTTTCAGTTGATTGGAGTGGTAAACTAGATTTCACGAATAAGCCAAAGACTGAATTTAAACTAGACTACTCACAAAGTAATCATTTTAAATACAAAGATGATAGCAGTATAGTAAAGCCGATTGGTACTGATAAAACATTTACTATTGATGATAAAACGCTTGATTTAGATAAAGTATTAATACAGCTTCAATATACGGCTACTGAAAGCGCATATAGAGTAAATAGAAATATAGCACAAATAAAATCGTTTAAATCATTAGCATTTGAAAAGCCATCTACTCCACGTTGTCTATTGCTTAGATTTGAAGACTTTGCATTTGAATACGTTGGTAATGGGACTGGAGGCATAACGGGCGTTAATTTAACTACTGATATTCCGATAGGCTTCTTCATTGACAGCACACAAACCTATTCAAACGGGTTTGGCAATGATTTATTTAACCAATTCTTTCTATTTATTATAGGCGTTATTGACTACGCTAAATTAATAGAGTGCGAAGTAAGGCTAAACACATTAGATATAGCCAACTTTGAGCCGTTAAAGCCAGTCTATCTTCGTGAATTTGATGCACATTTTTATGTGAACAAGATAAAATTTGAATACACTTCGAGAAAGTCAAGTGTTGTTGAACTTATAAAACTTCTTTGATGGCAACAGTAGTAGATATATTTGAAATAAACGTGCAACCGATAGCGGAGCAGTTGTCAGCACTTGGAGCGCAAATTGATAGCGCAAAAAAGAAGTATGTTGAATTGAAAGAAGCGCAGGGTGAATATGCCGAAGCAACTATAAAGGCTAAGGCAGATACTAATGCACTTACAAAAGAGTATAAAAGCATCGAAACGGTATTAAATAATAACACTAAGGCTTTATATGCACTCGATAAAACAGCCGAAGAATCGCTAAAGACTAGGAAGTTTGAAGCTAATAGTATCGATACTAATCGAAAGCTATACAACTCACTATACAACGAAATAGTAAGGGCTAAAAAGCCAACTGAAGACCAAATAAACTTAGCTAAGCAACTTAGTGAAGCATTAAAAAAACAAGAATCAGCATTAGGCGATAATCGTAGAAATGTTGGTAACTATGCCGAAGGTTTTAAATCGGCATTTGGTGCAATTACTCAAGCTGTACCAGCGTTAAAAGGTTTTGAAACTGCACAAAGTGGGGTTAATGCGGTAATGTCGGCTAACCCTATTGGAGGTGTTGTTACGTTACTATTTGCGCTAAAAGAAATAGTTGGTGGTAATGCAGTTGTAGCGGATCAGTTGAAGTTTGCATTTGATGCTATCAACAAAGGGCTTGGATATGTTGTTGATGTTGTTGTTGAAACGGTATCTTCATTTGATAAATTGACAAATGCTATAAAGCATCCGATTGACTTTATTAAAAACTTAGGGAGTGGCTTAGCGGATGCAACAAAAGAGGGTTATTTAGCTTCAAAACAGTTAGATGAGTTTACAGTAACTAATGCAAGGACAGCAGCCGCAATCGCTGAAAATGATATACAGGTCCAAGCATTAACGAAGTCTTTAAAGGATAAGACTAAAACTGAAAAAGATAGAATAGCCATCGCTAATAAAATAGCAGACTTAGAAATAGGCAATACGAAGCTATCAGCTAAACTTGCGCAGGATGAATTGAATACTGAAAAACTACGTCTAAAAGGGCGTACACAATCAGCAGACGATGAAGCTAAGATAATTACACTACAATCAAAAGTACGTCAAGCAATAGCAGAGCAAGATATAGCTAATTCACAAAGGCAAACTAGGATTAATATTCTACTAGAAAAAGAAGCTACAAAGGCACTAAAAGATAATAAAGATGAACAGCTTAAAATTATTGAGCAACATAATAAAGATGTTAAAGCGTTAAGCGATGAGTTTGATTTATCGGAACGTGAAAAACTCAATAAAAAGTATCAAGATAAAATTGACTTACTCAATAGCGATAATGAGAAAGAGTTAGCGTTACAGATAAAAATAAATAACGAACGTAACGAGGCGTTAAAAAAGTTTGACGAGGATAATCAAAAGAAGATTGAAGCGCAAAAGAAAAAGAATGCTGAAACTGAAAAGGCTATCAATGCTAAAACATTTAACGATAAAATTGAGCAGAATAAACGTTCATTAGATTTAGAACTTGAAAGCGTTGATTTGTCGGTTGGTACTGAGCAGGACAAAGCAAATAGAAAGCGAGATATTCAATTAAAATATCTTGAAGAACAATTAGCATTAACTAAGGCATTTTTAAAAGAAGATACACAGGAGAATATAGACGCAATAACTAAGATTGAAAACGCTATTGCTAAGGCTAGGAAAGGTGTACAAGTTAAAGATGAGAAAGCTACTTTTGGCAGTTCTATTGGTTTAACGAAAGAAGATATAGGACAAGCACAAGAAGGCTTACAATCCATACAAACCGCTGTTAATGCAATTAGTTCAGTTCTATCCGCATCAACTGAAATAAGGCTAAATGAAATTGAAGCGGAAAAAAATGCAGAGATACAAGCTGTTGAAGAAAGTACACTATCAAAAGAGCAAAAAGAAGCTAAAATAAGGGGTATTGAAAAGAAGTATGCAGGTGAAAAATATGAAGCTGAAAAGAAAGCATTTGAAACTAATAAGGCATTGCAAATTGTAAACGCTGTAATAGCCGGAGCGTTGGGGGTTGTTTCTGCTTTTCAACTAGGACCTATTGCCGGTGCTATTGCTGCTGTCGCAATCGCAGCAACAACTGCAGCACAAATTGCTGTAATCGCTTCATCTAAAATGCCACCACCACCAAAGTTCGCAAAGGGTGTAATCGGTTTAGATGGGGCAGGTAATGGCACAAGTGATAGTATTGATGCAAAGTTAAGTCGTGGTGAATCGGTTATGACAGCAAGAGCAACGGAGCGTTTTGCGCCTATGCTTGCACAAATGGAATTAGCAGTAGGTAATCGACCTAACTTTCAATTAGGAAAACATAAATTTGCAACTGGATTTATTCCAACTTCGGATGGTGGTTTTTATGCTCGAACGGCATCGGCTTCAATGCTTACCAACTCACAACTTATAAAAGGGTTTGAAAGTGCGGTTAAAAGTATGCCGTCACCAAATCTTAACTACAATGAGTTTAGTCAGTTTACTAAGAGCGTGGATAATAGCGTTACTATTTCCGAGTTGTAACCTTACTCTCAAATGCGGTTATCTTATCCTTAATAGCATCTCTTATAAAATCGCTTTTTCGGATAAAATTATCATCTAAAATCTTTTTCATTTTAGATTCCCAAAAAGGAGGTAGGGTTGTCTTATGCTGTTTAGCTATATTCTTTTCCTCCAATGTGATTATTTTTTATTGCCAAAAATAGAAACTAGAACAGGCGCACCAAATACTAAGCGTGCTATTTCGCCCCATTCTAAAGGGTTTAAGTTCATCGCTACAAAACTACAAAATACATAACCGCCTAAAAATAGTGATGCATATTCTTTGGCTAGTAATAAATATTTACTCATGGCTTTAATTTAGTTAGCCCTATTTAGGGCAATTAGAATATCAGTAGCAAATATAGTATTTTCTTTGTAATGTGAATAAAGGAAAAATATTTATCGAAGGTGTTATAGGTCGTGATTACACACCTGCAATGCTCGATGCTCAAATTGATAATTTAGGCAATGTTGATGCATTAGATGTTTATATCAATAGCGGGGGTGGATATACAGTTGACGGATATGCTATTCAAGATAGACTAGCTTCTTTGCCTTACCCTGTTAATACAATCGCTAATGGAATGGTGGCTAGTATTGCTACTGTTATTTTCCAAGCACCTAAAACACAAAATAAAGGTGGCAAACGATTGCTATATAAAAATAGTGAGCCGTTTATTCATAACCCACATTGGCAACCCGATGAAAATTCAAATCCTATTGAAAGCAAAGATGCAAGGGATTTGTATGACAATTTAGTAAAGGAAGAAACAAAGCTAAATAACTTTTATTCGACCGTTACAAACATCGAATCGGAAAAAATACAGGCAATTATGAACGATGCGAAAACACTAACTCCGCAACAGTTCATTGATTTAGGTTTTGCGGATGAAATTATCGGTACTGACATACAAGCATTCACAAAGTATAGACTAGTCGCATACATTAACAATAACAATAAAAATTCAGAAATGGAAAACAAAGAGTTAAAAGCCGAAATTGGCGGAATCAAAGGGCTTTTGAACAAGATTTCAAAGGCACTATTTAAAAATGCTTACACTGAAACAGTTGACGGCATGAAGATTTACTTTGAAGGTACTATGGTAATGCAAGATACACCAGTATTTTCAGATGAAGCAATGTCAACTCCACTACCAGACGGGGATTATACATTAGATTCAATGGTGATTACAGTTGTTGGCGGTGTTGTAACAGTCGTATCTGAAGTGCAACCTGCTGAGGGAAATACTGATTTGGCTAATGCTAATGCTAAGATTGCTGAATTAGAAGCTAAACTAGCTGAAAAAGATGCTTTAGTTGCTGAAAAAGAAGGTGTAATTAATGCAACTCAAAATGATATTGTAGCACTTGTAACAAAAGTTAAATCGTTTGAGGCATTGATTGTAACGGGTGCTAATTTCCAAGCTAATGGAGGACAGGCACAAGGCAAAGCAGAGCCAGCTGAACCAACTGAAACTCCAATGCAGAAAGTTGCACGAATGAGAGCAGAAAAAGAATTGAAAAAATAAATTAATAAACTAAAAAAAAACATAATAAGATGGCAAACGCAGTAACAGCATTACCAGCTAACGGTTCAGTACCATATGAGGTATTTGTAAAACCGTTGTTAAACGACCCGAAAATCAACGCTTTGCCGTTTGATATTCTATTCGGCAAAATTGGCAAAGAACTTTATTTCGATACTGAATTTACAGACCATCCGACAATTAAAACAACGTGCGGATGGGATTATAAAGACGGTACTGATATTACCAAAAAATCACTTAATCCAGTTGAGTTTGATTTTTCATTCCAACAGTGCTATTCGGTATTTTTGAAATCTATCTATGGTGATAACTTACCAGATGGATGGAGAAAAGGAGAATTAACTCCAGAGATTGTAGATAGAATAGTTACTAAGCAATCAAATGCTTTTAATACAAACTTGCTTTACGCATTGTTCTTATCTGCATCTGGGCAATCAAATCCATGGTTAGCAGGGTTAGATGGCGTATTCGCTAAGTTGTTAGATGGCGTATCAAATAACGATGGTACAGTTGATGCAGGGGCAATTTCAGATTCTGATTTGTCTTTAGCCAAAATCGAAGCTACATTGTACGGTATCTATACAGCGCAGAGCCAACTAATGAAAACATTTGACAATAGCCAAAAGGCATTTATTGTAACTCAAACTGTTTACGAAGCATGGACTAGATTTTTGCAAGTTGGTAACGGTTCAGCATTCTTGTATGCTAATGCCGATGCGATTAAAAACGGTGTAAGCGGAGTAACTTACCAAGGCATTCCATTGATTAATGCAAACTATGTTGACCGTGGTATCGCATTATTCGACACAACAGGTTCTCCTGCATCTACATTGAATCCAAACCGTGTTATATTGACAGTTCCATCTAACCATAAGATTATGATTGATGGTAGCGGATTTGAAATGATTGAACCGTGGTATGAGCGCAAAGATGATATGGTTTATTCCCCTGCATCTGCAATGGTTGATTACCAATACGGATACGGTGAATTAAACGTTATCGCAGGATTCTAAACAAAATTTTGAGAGGGGGAGTCGGTTAGTCGCTCCCCTAATCATAACTAAATAAAATTAAGTAAAAATGGCAACAGCAACAGATTGCATCGACACACTCCGAAGTATTGGCGCAACTTGCGCTTCGGTTAATCAAGTCGGAGGGGTAAATAAAAGGCTATGGATTACACAGCTAGGACAAATCGCATCTTATACATACGATGCAGATGGCTATGTTAATACCATTTCAATGGGTACGGATAACAGTTCGGACAGCTACAAACTAATCACCGTAACAGGTAAGAAGTTTACACATAACGGCACACTGGAGGGCGTTGTAGGTAATAACGTTAATCTAATTAAACACAATGCTATTGTAAAGATTTACACCGATACACCGGCACAAAGAGACGCAGTTACCGCATTATTCAAAGGGCAGGAGTTGGTTGTATTTTTTGAGAACGAAAACGGTAAAATCGAAATTTATGGACTTGACAAAGGACTTGAGGCATCAGCATTGGCAGGTGGTACAGGTGTAGCTTTGCAAGATGATAACGGTATTACATTAACATTATCTGGTGAGCAGACTAAACTTCCTGAGTTCTTTTTAGTCGGTGGTGCATTAGCAACATCAGTAGCATATTTAGATAATATTTCCGAAACGATTTAATTTAAAATTGAATTAATTTATAAAAAAGCCTCCGAATTATCGGGGGCTTTTTTATATTTGTACATGGTATCAGTTGAACTACTCAAAGAAATTAACGATAAAATAGTTTCAGTTGGGTTCTTTAAAGTTGAGCCTAATCATATTAGATACTACTATGAAAAGGTTTATAAAGAGCGACTAAAAGAGCATTGCTCGATGTGTTTACGTGAAGGATACGAAATGCTTAAAAGGCATTACAGGGCGAATTTAGATAGGTTAAATGAAACAGATGCAGTTACTAAACAAAAGATTGAACGAAGCATTTATGAGTTAAAGTTGAGTTTAATCGATTGCAGAAAACTTGAACAATACGAAGTTTGCGAATGGATAACAAAACGAATTGAATATTTAAAATCACAATTATGATAAAACAACTATTAAACAAAATTTGTAATGTTTTTAGAAAAGATAAAGATGTTGAAGTAAAAGTGCTTTCAGTTACGGCATGGAAGGAGTTAAGCAATGAAAAAGACTGGCTATACAAATTTACAGATGAAGCTATTGATGAAGCAGTAAATAGTAAATTAAGATATTTAGGCACTATAAATGGAGTTGATTGTTTTATAAAATAAGCTATGAAAAAAACAATAGTTACACGTTCTGCAAATGATAAGCTATATATGATTATGAAATCATTTTGGAATAGTGAAAACGATTTCATTAAATGCCAAAGATTTACAGGCTTTAATGGTGCATTGGAATACTTACTACATTTATTTGAAGGCAACACATACAACGGTTTTATATTAAACTGTGACGAAGATTTCTTTTTGACAAACGAAAGTTTAGTTGATGCAGTCATTGAGCAAATGAAAAAAGATGAATTTGCGTATTGTGGCATTCCAGACGGTGGTGTTATTTCACATCGCAACAAATCAGTTTTCAATGTTAACCCATTTTTTAATGTGTTTAATGTTGATTTAATCAAAACCAAGTTTGCGAGTTTCAATAACTCAAAACAGTTTGAATACGGCAATCAAGTTGAGAAAAATGCAAATTTAGACGAGCCATTTGCAGGGTTCTTTTATTGGTTACATTTAAACTTTAAGCACGCTAATTTTACCAATATTGAAAGCACAGACGGCATTAGTACTATCATAAAGATAAATGACAAACCGATGGGGATTCACTCATGGTATAGCCGTCACTATGGAATTGATGAAGCGCAAACATTGCGTATTGATAATTGTATTGAATGGGCGTTGCTAAATAAAAATAAGTAGTGCAAATAATCATTCCATATCGTGACCGTGAAGAACATCTAAAAAAGTTTGTACAGATATACAAGCATTTTGATATTGTAGTAGTTGAACAATATGGCAATAAACTATTTAACCGTGCTAAACTGCTTAACGTTGGGTTTAATGAATCGACTGATAAAATAATTTGCTTTCATGATGTTGATTTAATAGCGCATGATTTATCAATATACCGAACTGAATTTAAAGATGCCATTCATTTGTCTGGGTTATGCGAGCAGTTTAACTATAAACAGATTTATGCCACTTGTTTTGGGGGCGTGTCAATGTTTACAGAGCAAGCATATTTAAAATGCAATGGATCTAGTAATGAGTTTTGGGGATGGGGTGGCGAAGATGACGATTTATATAACCGTACTAAATTAGCAGGGTTAGACGTTCAGTTTATGCCATTCAAATACTATTCACAAAGGCATAAAAAACAGCCATTAACAAGACAATATGAAGTAAATAAAAGACTTTGTACGTCAACTGATTTAACATGGCAAAAAAGCGGTTTAAATTCGCTACGCTATGACATTATCAAAGAAGATACTATCTTTGGAGTGAAAAGAATATTAGTAAACATTTAAATAACTATATGAGTTTAAAAATTTCAAAGTACAAACTACGCAAAGACTTAAACAAAATTACATTTCGAACTGAAACGCGTAATTTAGTTACTATAACCAATGATAATATTACCGATGAATTGGTAGCATTAGCCATTAAAAACAATTACGAGCATTGCTTTGTTGTTGTATCTGGTGAAAAAAAAAATATAAGCCCATCAACTACCCAATCGCTGGAGTATTTATCAATCTTGAACGAAGTGCAGACAGGAGAAAACGATTCATTGACAGCGCAGCCAAACAAACGGGAAACTGCTTTGGAATCACCACCGAAAAAGAAAGGAAGACCAGCAAAATCGAAAGAATAGAAGCCGTAGATGGAAAGGCTGTAAAGTCAACTATAAAAGGCGTTACTGATAACGAATACGCTTGTATTCAATCACATTTAAAGGCACTTAAATATGCAAGGGAAAATAAACTCCCTTGCATTGCTATTTTTGAAGATGACATACTTTTTTCAGATACATTTGAAAAAGACTTTAAATACTATCTATCAGTAATGCCTGAGAATTGGCATATACTTTATTTAGGCGGTTCATTTGGTCGCAGACCTTCATACTTTGATGAGCATTTCACACAACAAAATATGACATGGGGCGCATTTGCTTATGTTGTGCATGAAAAAGCATACGATGAGTTAATAAATATGTTTAGTAGGGCTAACAAAATAGCAGATGCTATACTTATTGAGTATCAAAAAAAGTACATTTGCATTAAGCCAAATAAAAAGCTAGTAATTCATCCAAAAGGATTTAGTACGATTAAAGAAATTGAAGTTGATTATAAGCATATACAATGAAAAAAAAGATAGGCAAATCAGATTCTAAAGTTTTTAAGAATATATTGCCTACAACTTATCAAGATAAAGGAATAGGTTACTTTAAGTATGGATACAATGACCGATTGCCTTTAGATATTATCGATGCGATTAATAATAGTGGGACTGCAAAAAAGGCTTTAAAAAAATATTCTGATTACATACAGGCAGATGGATTTATCAGCGAAAATGCATCTAAGTTTCAAGTTAGTGAAAAAGAAACAGCCGATAAAATACTTTCAAAAATTGCGCTTTCATTTGGTTATTTCAGTGGTTGTGCTATCCATGTTTCAAGACTTGGTAATGGGGCGGTAGGTAAAATAAAAGTATTACCATTCCATAAAGTAAGACGAGATAATGAGTGCTTTTATTTCAATGATACAATCGGATCGGAGAAATACGATAAAAATGCATGGGTAAAACTACAATCGTTCAAAGGCACTATTGCTACATTTGAGGATATTCAAATCAATAAAACAGTTTTTGGCGGTCGTGGTGAAATATTTTATTTGTTCAATGGTAACGAGTTCGATTCTGCATTATATCCTATCCCCGATTTATTAGCTTCATTTGAAGATATTAAGACATCGAGTGAAATATCAAAGATGGATTACGAAGCTGTGCTAAATGGTTTTGCGCTTGGTGGTACTATGACTTTTATAGGTGTTTCAGAAAATAAAGACGAAGCAACAGGTCAAAGCGATAGAGATAGAGTTGAAGAAGCTATGACTCAGTTCACAGGGCTTCGTAAAAATAAAGAGGGTTTAACTTCACGATTTGCGGTTATGACTAACTTTGTTGATACCAAAGAAGAAGTGCCGATATTCACAGGCAATGACCCTAAGCCAATTTTAGAGGCATCAAATAGCAAAAGAGATATTATCGAGCGTGCGGTTTGCCGATTATGGGATGTTCACCCTGTATTGCTTGGATATAGCGAAGCTGCTGTACTAGGTAATAGCGATGCAATAGAACAAGCTAAAGAAATTTTAAGGGATTCTGTTAATCCGATTCAGCGATTAATTAGCGATGCCTTTAGAGAACTATATGGCAATACTATTGATTGGACAATAAGCGAATTTGGTATAGAAATAAATATTCCAAGTGCAGGAGATAAAATCCTTAAAACACTTAACTCGCTTTCTCCATTACTAGCTACTAAAGTAATCGATTTGATTCCAGAAAATACATTGCTTGAATCATTAGGTATTGCGCCAAATCCACAACAACAACAAACTATACAGCCATGATAAATGAACTATCTATATGGATTGAAGTTGCT